ATAGGGATTTTCTTTTGTTTCAAATTTCCATTGTTCTACTAAACCACCCATTTCATAATCTAATTCCCACATTGTATTTGCGGGCACTGGAATAGAGTTTTCAAACTTAGTAGAAGAAAAGGATGATCCTTCACTAAACAAAGGACTAATTTCATTACGAAATATAAACATACTACTATCGTGATGCATCATACATGCGAATGTACCATCTGCTTCACTTATCTTAGCATCAAATCTTTTAAGAGGGCTTTTTTCTAAATCATCTAATGTAAGATCAAACAACCATTCTGTATCCCAATCACCTTCAAATTTTCCTTCTTTAATAATACCATTATGCCACAAATAAGATTTTCCTTTCACAGCTGGGTGAATAAATCTTCCTGTTGCTAAATCAGTATTATTAACTTCTTTTGATGTGGGTGCTTGTTGATGAACAATACAATAATCCCATTCACCATCTAATTGTTTTACATCTAAAGGGCCATATGATTTAATCTGTTGTTTAAGATAAAAACCATTGGCGTCAGGATCTAAATCTTCGTGATATAAAAACTGTGAAACTGAATGAGATTCTTCGCCCCGATATCTATTAAGTTCTACTAATTTTAATAAAACTTCTTTGCTCTTGCTTGCAGAAATACTACACATTAATCGCCTTCCTGATAAGGTATTGGATCTATTTCTTGAATATTCTGAAACGCTTTAATTCTTTCAGAACAAGAAGGGCACCTTCCACAACTACGACCTTCTTCATCTGGATCGTAACATGTTAATGTATGCTTTAATAAATTAAATGTTCCTAGCTCTTTACATATTTTTAATTCTTCTGTTTTACTTAATAAAGAGAACGGCGCAATAATTTGTGTCTTGAATGTTCTATTTAGTACTGTAATGCCATTTAATGCATCTACAAAGGCTTGGCTTGTATCCCAATACCCATATTCATCATGAACTTGAAGTCCACAAAAAATGTATTCTGCATTTACTACTTCTGCAAAAGCGCATGCATTACTTAACAACATCATATTCCTAAACGGGACATATGTAACAGGTTGGGGATCTCCCAACACTTCTTTAATGTTGGGCATGTCAATATCAGTGCCAGATATATTTGCACTAATAGGTTGAACTAACTCTCCGAAATAACCTATATCTAATTGCTTATGTGGTACACCTAATTCACGACATAATTCTTTTGCCTTCATACATTCTTCAGCTTGCTTTTGACCATAGTTAAATGTTAAAGCAAATACTTTTTCTGGTCCATAATGTCGGGCTAACATCATTGTAACAATAGAACTATCCATGCCACCGGATAATATAACTGCAACATTTTCTTTAACTTCTGGAAGTTTATTTCTAGCTTCTCGTAAGTCCATCATCCCTCCGTAACATTTTTGATTACTCTTTCAAGATACCACTTAGCTTTTTTCAAATCTTCTAATTGTTTATCTTTATTCTCGTAACCCTTTTCTGATTTTTTACCTGCTCGCAAAACATACTTAACAACGTTTCCGCGATGAAAATTTAAATCGAAAGCTTCTATAACATCAATCGCTTCCAATTTTGTATTACTTTGATAGTGTTCTGGATCTATCTTATTAGCCATGTTGTCCTGAATATGTAAAGTATTTAAAACAATTTAAATTCTCTGGATATTTTCTCTCAGGAAATTTACCCGTAACGATTTGTCTAAAACTATCAACATTATAATATAAAAGATCTAAGTTAATATCTTCTTCTTTCATATCGTAAATAGAATCAAATGTTGATGTTGGTTTTTGTGTTAATCCGTGAATTCCTGCATAAGGTGTTCCGTCTAATGCTGCCATTACTGGATTGGAAGTATCTATACTATGAATCCAATTATAATCTCTATAATGTGCAAATTCTCTTGCTTGCCACGTACCTAATAGATGATGTTTGATATCTCTATCAATACACTCTCTGTCCATTCTTTCAAGTAACTTTATTCTTTCATTCGCCTGAAGTGTTGGGTCTTTATCAGCCCAACGATAAACAAAAGGTATACCAATTATCGGCCATTTATCACTATACTCAGTAAAGTCATTATAGCAATCAATCATTTCATCTGGTGTTGCTCCTTGAATAACGGGCATACCATTAGGGATTGTGTCTGGATAATCATTAGCAAATTCAATCGACCTTTCCAGTGTTCTTTTTCTATCTCCGAGAACATCTGGTAGAACTACAAAGTCTGGTTCTAATCTTTGGAACCATTCATAGAGAATATCATTATCTAATGATTCACCCAATTCAAAACAACTATTATCAAGATAAGTAAATTCTCCATTATTCGCAAAGTCACAAACCATCTCTGCGTAATCTTTATCTTCTAGAATTTTATGAAGTAATACAAATTGATAATCGCTAATAAAGTCTTGATGTTCATCTATTAGTGATCTAGGTATTTCATGTGAAATGTATGTCATATTAAGCCATTAAAGAACGACATCCTGCAAGGAACTCTTGACGTTGTGATCCTTCTGAAAAAACACCTGATGCAGAGAATGTTGCAGTTGTAGATCTGAGATCCTGAATGCCTCGTGATTTAACACAGAAATGTGCGCCATCAATTTGAACGGCAACATCTTCTGTCTGAGCAACAAACGCAATCGCAGCTCTAATTTGTTCAGTAAGCCTTTCCTGAACTTGAGGACGTTTTGAAAAGAATTGAACAATTCGATTTAACTTAGATAACCCTAAAACATATTTGTTTGGGAGATAAGCGACGCTGGCAACACCATCAATAACAATAAAGTGATGCTCGCAATAGGATTGAACATTGATATTTCTTTCTAATACAAATGAACCTTTATAGTTCATCTTATTTTCAATTTTTGTGCATTTAGGAAATCTGTCATAATCAAGTCCCCAAAAAATTTCATTCACAAACATCTGTGCTACTCTTTTGGGTGTATCTTGTAATGAATCATCTTTAAGATCTAATCCTAATGATGTCATAATCTCCGTCATGTTTCCTTTGATAGATTCAATTGCTGTCTCACTATCATAATTTTTTCGAACTTGTGTCATAGGTGTTTCTAAACCAAGACTTTCCAAGTGTTCACTTACTAATTGACCCAACTCTGGATCGCATTTTCTTCGTGCTTCCATGTGCTCCTATAATTAATTATTTAATAGTATTATTATACGATATATTCAACAAAATGTCAAGTATTTTTTTATGAATTTATTGTTTGGAGGATCTTCTCAATTTGTGTTCGAGAAGCATTTGGATAGATAGGGACTTTAAATTGTTTTCTTAGATTATCGACGTCTGAGCGATCTATATTTGAGTTTGTGACATAAATTGAAATTAACTTTACTTTTTCCATAGTAATTTCGTTATATTCATAATCACCTACTGCAATCATATCAAACATCATATCTGAAACAGCTTCTTTATACTTCTTATTTTTCAGAAGCTTTTCCATCCCATCCAAATAGTTTTTAATGAGGGTAGCTTTTTGTCGTCCATCTAATTCTGTCCGCAATATATTTTCAGGATAATTATTATCAGAAAAAGATAAAGGGCTATCAGGTTTAATGCCTAATTTCTTTTTAAAAATTTCATGGACTAATTTTCTGAATTCGGATTGAAGACCTTTTAATTCGTCTTCAAACTCTTGCTCTTCAATGGTATCATCATTTAGCATTATAACACGTCTACCACCTCTTAATATTTCGGTATACATGTCTTGATTGAATTGACCTGTTACATTTCCTTTCACATGCAATAACAAACCACCAGGTCTATCCTCATCATCTATTCCACCTTGCCAAAATTGCGAATTAGGTTGCATTTGAGTAAAGGTAGAAATTTGTTTAGCTCTTCCTTGGACCTTAGGAAATTTATTTTTTAAATCACTTAATCCAATTGAGTGAAGAGCTTCTTTTTCTGTAAGTTCAAATATTCTTTTAAATAATGGCCCTGATAAAATGATTGGTGGACTTTCAAAACTACGTATCATAGAAACTTCATTTTGTCCATGATACGCATTTGATACCAAACCTGCTACTTCAGCGAATGCTTTCATTAATCTTCATCCCATTGAAGAAGTGCCATTTTACCTTGTTCGGAAAGATATTCTCTATTTGCCCAATGTTCACCTTTAACATCATCTTTATTTTGACCCCAATAACCAACAGCGTGTCCGTTCTCACACATCCATTTGTTAACGTTAGTCCAACCACCGTGCTCTCCTTCTGCATTACAATTTACCCAAACTTCGCCTAAAATTCTTCCGAACTTTCCACGACTATCTGCTTCAGGACATCTAATTTCAATATCAATATCATCTCTATCATCCATAACAGCCCAATGCACCCATGATTTAAGTGCGTCTTTACTAAGTAAACCATACACCTTTTCATTCTTATGTCTTGTTCTGGATTCCGGAGTATCTATACCCAATAATCGAACCCGACTATGAAACATTACATCAAATCCTAAATCGAAACAACAATCTATTGTATCTCCATCTACTACTTTTGATACTGCTTTAACGCGGTATACAAATTCGCAGGGTTCTTCATTTTTATATTCAGCCATTTTTCCTTTCTATGTGTGGTTGATTGTTTCTGTTTCCAGGCACAATCATAAGCCCATCAGCGATTAAGCGGCGAGTGCCACTTGTGCTGGAAAATAATCGGTATTATCTGCGATTAGATTATTGGTTATAGGTTACCACCCTTAGGTCTCCTTAATCCCTTCACTCTCAGTCGAATACCGTTACGCCCCCATCAGCGAAATACAACATCTAAGTTATATCTCTCTGGTGGAGGCGGTGGGAATCGAACCCACGTCCTAAAAAGCTATCCAATTATATCAACAACCTTATCTTATTTATATTAATCGTATATGAAAATGGGTTCTAATGGATACTGGTATTCAAAAGGATCATCATAGGGATGTGTATTAAACCAGGATCTATCAATCTCATTTTTCATTATTATATCATATACTAATTTACCAAATTTTAAATTTTTATCTGGTGTCATGTGATTATCTAATTGAATACCAGTATCATCAAGGCCTACAATATGTCCTACAGGAATTTTTACATAATCAAAATTTTCACTATCTAAAGATTCAAATTTTATTTTGTGTAAAAAATCAGTTGAATTTATATTGAAGTTTTTATAAGTTCCTAGATAATGATCTAAACTGAAACAAGTAAATACCACAAATCTTATCTTTTTAAAATTTAAAGATAACAAATGTAAAAAAGATATATTCTTAACATTCTCATATAAAAACATAGGCCCTAATGTTTGTGCTATAATTTTTGTTTCCTTTTTATAATCATTTAAGTAGGACTGATTCTGTACTCCAGGCCAAGGATCATCTTTATTATCTGGCTCAAATGGATGTTTCCAATCTTTATTATCCTCAGCTATTCTAAAAACACCTGTAACATGTTCATTATTCCTTACAAAAGGAAACTCCATTCTCTTCTGATCGGATAACAGAATAACTATTGTATCATCATCTTTAATGGAACTATTTTCTAAATCTGCAATTAATAAATCTAAAGAAAAATTAGGTCCACTACCCGATTCTGCTTTAACATCAATTTCTTCTTTTTTTAATCTTGATAGTTCAGCCGGCCATGTTTTATCATGTTTACAAATTACTCCAAAACTATCACCATAAATGTGTATTGTCATATCAATCGTAAATGAAAAGTGGTGCTGGCGGCTCTGATCCTTGATGTTCTGCATAAGGATCATCATATGCCTTATAAGCAAACCAGCTAGTATCGGGTGTATTATTATTTAATATGTCATTACAAAAGATACCAAATTTTTCGTTTTGTTCTACAGTCATATGATTATTCAACATTTCATCACCATCATATGTGCCGGCCATATATGAAACCGGAGTTGATACATAATAAAAATTAGATGAATTTAATTCTTCAAAATCCAAATCATATAATAATTTTGTAGATGTAATATTAAAATTTTTATATCTTGAAGTAAAATGATTGAGACTAAAACAAGTAAATACCAAAAAATTTATTTCACTAAACTGTTGAGAAAGTAAATGTAAAAATGTTATATTTTTGACGTTCTCATATAAAAACATGGGACCTAATGATTGTGCAATTGTTCTTATTTCATATTCATATTTCTTATATCTATATTTGTCAAATTCTGGTGTTCCTCCTTTAAGGTGTTTTACTATTTCTTCTGGAATATCTTCTGCTAATAAAAAAATACCATCTGCTAACCAATCATTTTCCAACCAAGGAAATTCCATTCTCTTCTGATCGGACAGTAAAACAATTACACTATCTTTATTTTTTATCTTTGAAGTTTCCAAATCATTAATTAATTTTCTTAAGCTCCAATTTGGACCGGTCCCTCCAGACCCGTTAATTTTTACTTCCTCTTCTCTAATAAATTCAAGCTTTGCAGGCCAAGTACCAGCACCATGTGTTTCACCAAAACTATCTGAATAAACATGTATCATATTAATTCTCTGCTTTTCTCTTTCATTTTTTCCAAACACTCTAAAAACTCTTTCGAACAAAAATGACCTTGTTGATTAAATTCTCCAATAAATTCATCAAGTAGTGAATACGCTATAGTATAAACATTCATTGCTCTGGATAAGTGGGTCCACATTCCTTCTGACCCTATATGAAAATAACTCTTAGATAATAACTCAATATTTTTTTCATAATTATAATCCTCCAATTCAACAAACTCCAATTTATCAGAAAGTTCTGTCATATTACTGATAATATTTTTAAAAACGTCTATCTGTTCATTAGTAAGAATTTTATGACTCTGACCAAAATGAAGTTTTTCTGTGTGATAAAGTAGATACGTAATATATTTTTTCTTAGCGAATTTTTCATAACTCACAGGCCAATATTTTGCATCTCTAAGTAATGTATCATTAAAAGATCGATACATTTCATTCTCAACATTTTTCATAAATCCTTCAAAGTGATCGCTATGTTCATTAAGTAATTCAACGCTATCTTCTAAAAATGGATTGTTCGGCCTTTCAAGATGTAAAAAATCTATTACTTCAAACAAATTATTAAATTTTAAATTATTTCTTAATTTTTTGTCTGCTTCATCCTGTGGATACAAATAAGCCTTTAATTTCACTGAGCCCGCAGGGGAGTGCTGCATAGTATGTAAAATATTTGAGAGCATACAAAACCTATCACCTAACCCTCCGTGGTTTATAGAGAATATTAATTCCTGTATTTTTTCACCCATGGTACCTTAGATATTATTTCATGTTTTTCTAAACCAATGTTTTGTCCTTTATTAAAAAGGGCCACCGGATAATCCAATTCTTGATACTGTGCAAAATGTGCTGAATAATAAAAATGATCCGGTATTCTAATAGGATCCAATCTCTTCATCCAAAGATAAGTATCGAATCCATTATATTTTTCTATATCTTCAAAAACAAATTCTTCCCAAATCTTCAAACAAGTATCTGGTTTCCATCCTAATATTGAAGAATTGTAAGGAGTACAAAATATATCTTTATCTCTTTGTTCTTCAAAATTATCCATATGCTCTCTCCATCTACACCATACTGCGCATAGATAATCTTGTTGTTCTACCCAATCAAACAAAGGATCTATACTTCCCTTTATAACTACATCTAAATCAAAAGCTAAAACAACATCTTCTTCAAATGGTTCTATTACTGGTGAATGATATAAAACCTTAGTCCACCATTTAGGTAATACTGGTTCATCAAATACTCTAAAGTTTATATCATAGGTGGTATTTTGGAATACCATTTGTTCTAATATTTTAACATCAGTAAGATTATACTTATCTCCAACGCAGATGCATGCAACAGCCCGTTTCATTGCCACTGTCCAATTGTCATAAAACGTTTATAAGTGCCAAAATCTTTTTCACCCTTATACCATATCTTTTTCAATTTATTTTTCTTTATTAATTCATCCACATTTTCTACACAATTTGTATGCTCCGGTAAATCAAAATAATTATTAGATTGTAAACAAACAAAAGGATTACCCTTATAATATCTTCTATTAAAATTTCCCATATGTTCACAAGAAGTACAAATAACCAAGTGCCTTCTTCTTACTTCTTTTCTTTCAAAATAATCATCATGTTGTACTATATCATATTTCGGGTCAAACATATTTTTATATTGAGCCATTACCTTTTGACAGGTTTCATCAAAATCATAACAATCAATTCGTGTAATTCTTCCTTTAGAAAACTGGTCAATCATTTCTATTAACGGCCAACCAAACCATGACCCGACTATATCTATTAAGAGAGGATAAAACCATCCTGTAACACCTGCATCTTTAGTATATTTTCGGACATTATCTGTTTCCGTTATTTTTAAATTATCTAGAACATCACATAACCATTTTTTTGATTCATACTGATCGAAAGAAATCGAATCACACCAACTATCTTCATATTCTGGAAAATTGTTTCTTACAAACTTAAATACTTTATAATAATTTGAATCGCGAAATTCTTTTACCATGTTCCTATAACCATAAACCTTTTATAATAACCAAAGTCTCTTTCACCTTGATACCTTATATCTTTTATTTCATTCTTCTCAGCCAACTCAGAATAGCTATTAACACAGTTTTCATGTTCTGCCAATTCAACATAATTATTACTTTGAAGTGCAAGAATTGGTTTGGGTGTGTCTTTATAATATTCTTTCATCTCACTTATATCTGGCATATGCTCACAAGAAGTGCAAATAAGTAAATGCCGGATCCTTTTATCACCTCTTTCAAAAAAATCATGATATTGATTTATATGATATTTCGGTTTGAAATGATATATATATTTTCTAACTACTTCATGGCATACTTCATCTATATCATATAAATCAATACTTTCTATTTTTACAATAGCATCTTCTAATAACTCAATCATTGGCCATCCAAACCAGGATCCAGCTATTTCAATTTTTAAAGGATCTTTATTACCTAATTGACCTGATTTTAAAACTTCACTCATCCATTTTTTAGATTCATATTGACCATCTGATATTGAATCTAAAAGACTAGAAGCGTATTCAGGATAAGATTCATCTAAGAATCTTTTAACCTTCATATAAGGAGACCATTCCATCGTATTCTCAAATTCTATTTTATTCTTTTCATATAAACCAGTATCATCAATTTTTTCTTGATCGAGTTGTCTTCTTTTACTATCTAATCTGCGCCTATGTTTTTCTAAAATAGAATTCTTTTTAGCCCATTCACCTATATTGGCACGTCTATCTCTTTCAAGAATTTTTAAATTAATCTCAGCACTTTTGAAATTTTTTATGAACATCCTACTACTATTGAATATTTAACTTTTTGAAATTCGTATTCTTCTTCATAGATAACGGACTTGATTTCATTCTGTTCTATTAATTGCTGAGAGGATTCAATAGGGTTACATATATGCAATCTTTTTTTATTACTACCTGCTAATATATATTTTCCCTTATGAACTTTACCAATAGGATAAGTATCTTCACAAAATTTATGTATGATAGGACCTTTAAATCGCACTCTATCAAATATAACATCTACGTTATGTATATTGTCACTTATAAGATCACAATCTTCGCACACATAAGGATCTGAATCATAATAAGTTATATTATAACCTAATTTTTCTATTTTGTCAACATGATAATTCATATACCAAGAACATACCATGTTTAAATCGTCTTCGTCAAAATATTGAGTAATTAAAGAATGGATCTTATCATTTAAGGTTTTATTATATCGGTTATTAGCCGCACCTACATTATGTCGTCTATTTTCTGGAACAGTATACCACAAAATATCATATGCATTTGAATCCGAATTTTTTAAGATATCAGAAGCAAACGAATCAAACTCATTCATAACTAATCCATTTGTCATATGCCCAGCCTTCTGCCTGATGTAACTCTATATGTGTTTCATTAGGTTTCGCCCATGCTTTGTGTGATGTATTAAATAAACAGACTTTATAATCAGATCTATATTTTGTCGGGTTTAAATCATCAGGATATTTAACTCCTATATTATAATTATATACTATTCCTGGTTCCCAATAATTTAAATTACCTTTTCTATGTTCTTGATAGAATAGATATTTGTCATATGATGGATAAGTAAAAAATGCCTTCTCTTTATTTTTAACTAATCTTTCATACATATCAAAACCTAAATCATCTTGCCAAGCAACAAAAGAAGAATTAATTGGAGTAGTCATCCAACCATAATTAGTTTTATGTGCTTCTTCGTTTCTCCAATAGTTCCAAATATATGTTACCTTATTTTTCTTTTTATTAATAAGTTCCGTTATATTATTTTGTATTAATATATCTAAGTCAAACCAAGCCTTCGGTCCCGAGATGTGTTTATAACTATTAAAATAACACATCTTCTCAGATGTAAATATTTGTGTTCTTGGAAACTCACTAAAATCAGTTGGTATTGGGTCTACGATAATATCTTTATCAAGACCCACAGTATTATCAGTAAGACAAGTAAAACTAAAAGGATCGTCATAATGCTCCTTTAAAGAATTAAACAGTCTATTAACATAAAAGCGATTATATTTTGTTCCCCATTTCAAACAATAAAAATTTGTCATTTCCACTGATCTCTAAAAGCATCAAACCCTGAACCGCATTTCTCAGCACATACAACAGATTTCCCATCAGAACATGAAGGGAGATTCCAGCTCTTTTCCAGCTGTGCGAAAAAGTTTCCTTTAATGATTTCTCGTAACGGAGTATGAAGAGCATTTATATTTTTCACGTCATCTACGAAAGACCAAATCTGATTTTCACCAATCTCTTGATATGCTTTATAAAATCGTCCATGAGTCCAACAGCAAGGAGTTACAAGACCTTCAGCACTGATAAATATTTCATTAGTTATAAGGGATTTGCATTTGATGGATGTTTGATCTAAATACTCTTGAAAGGAACCATGAGTCTTAACCAATCTATCATATTTATTTACGCTTTGATTCTGATGCTCTGGTTTTGTAGCTGGTTTAATCTCATTCCCTTTGTTGGTTATCTTTTTATCAATCTTCTTACCTTTATAGCTCTGTACCCACCTTCCAGTCTTTTTTCTTATAAAGTCTAATCCAAATAACTTGGCCATTTGTTCTGCTTCTTCAACTTGATGTTCATTATGTTCAAATATTAAATAAACCCAAACACCTTTTCCACCTGCTTGAGTAAATACATCCATTGCTTCTTCAATTTTTTTCCAATTAACATTTACTCTATATAAATGATTTGTATCTTCCAGGCCATCAACACTAAATTGTACTTTACCTCTACTACCTAAAATGAAAGCTAATTCTCTCCAAAAGTCTTCGTCTCTGGCACCACCATTTGTAGTAACTTGCAGGTGTATATCTGGGTTGTTGACTCTAAGGTATCTTAAAATATCTAGAGCATGTAATGAGATAATAGGATCACCGTGATTACCACACATTAATAATGAATTTAATTGCTTCACAAAATCAATATCCACCATATGCATGAAATTATCTAAGGTCAATTCAGCATTTTTTATACGAGGATTATTTGTCCTATCGCACATTGGACATGCGGCTTGACATCTTTGGGTGGGTTCTAAATGAATATGTTTTATTTGATCGGGATTATACATACGGTCTAAATTCGGGCCACTCTTCTAAGAAATTTGTATTATTTCTTTTATCACACAGTTTAAGAAACCTTAAACCTTTTTGAAAAGATTTACCTTTTGTAGGTGTTCTTAATAGATTTGTAATCCGCTCAGGAATATATTTTGTATTTTTATTTAAGTAGAGTTGTTTTATATCTTGTGGTAAGCTGGTGGAATCAAAATATTTTGGAGTTACTAAGATGTTTGTTAATGGAGACATTCTTCCAAAATTGTTTTTTAAATAACCTTGAATATTATCTAAGTAACCAATATTAAGTGCCTGCACTGTTACTTCAAATCCAATCATAAAATTTTGTTGTAGTTTGAAAATATTCTCTTTTTTCTTTTCCCAAACCTGCCCTGTTCTAATATACTCATCTTTCTTTCCTATACCATCAACTGATATATTAAAAGATAATCGTTTAAAAGCTTTTTTATATTGAAACAAATGTTCTGGTATTTTCGTAGCATTAGTAAGAGTTGTTATTTTTAATTTACTTGCGAACTTATATCCAATAAGCCATTCAAGAAAATCATAATATCTATCATTCATTAAAGGCTCACCTCCTGATATAATAATACGACTTACATTAGGTAATATTTGTTTTAAATCTTCATATGTTCCTTCATTGAATGTATTTTCATAAATCGGCCATGTACCTTCACTATGTTTTTCTTTATGCTGGGCCCATGCAGATGATGATTGCGGACCACACATTATACATCTAAGATTACATAAATTTCCAAACTTAATTTTAAAAACAGGATGATTTGGAATTAAAGGTAATCCTTGTTTATATCTTCTTACTTGCTCTCTATAATTTCCTTTTAAACTTTCTAATCTTCTTGAATTTAAACCTTTATCTTCTCTTTTCCAACAGGACTGACATATATCTAATCTTTTATTTTTAAGAAATGATAATCTTTGTTTATTAATATAATCAGAGTTAAAATATTCTAAGATAGAATGTTGATCACTATACATTCCTGATTCACCCGTATTATCACAACATAACTGATACTCATTAAATGATGAGACAGTAAATTGAGTAAAGGGTAATGCACAGAAGTGTTTTAATTTTTCCATAATGGATAATTACTTTCTGGCTTTCGTTTAGGAATTTTACTATCTGCTGAACTTACACAATTATCAGTTATGCAGGGCATAGGTTTATCAAATAATTTGAATCCAGTTTCTATATTTCCTAAAGGTAGATCACTGCAAGAATATGACCGCTTAATGCTCCCACAAGGCTCGCGTATAATAATACTACGAAAACCCGACGTGCAGTCCCAGCCTTTGAATTCATTAAAATTAAACGCGTTAAATCTTTCAGCTTGGTCCAATTCATATATATTTCCTTTTGAATCTATTAAATCTATCTCTCGATCAGATGGTCTAGAATCATTATGTAAAATATCTAATTGTCCCTGAGTATATCCTTCTACAACTTTTGTTGCTGTTGGATTTGATTGTGGTTTTAATGTAGTGTGAATACCACGTTCTTTAAAATATAAAACATGATCTGTCAGTGCCCAAAATCTCTCTGGGATCATCACCATATTAATAGTTATTCTAATTCCATTATCTTGAAGAAAAACTAACTTATCTGCAAAGTCAGCTATCTTGTCTTGGGTATTTAAATGTTCAAAATGAGCAGATGCTGTAATTGATGCTTTGTCAAATTTTTGTGCATATTTAATATATGTTTCAAACCATTTTATTTTACGAGAACAGTTTGAAGTCATATGTATTCTTTGTCTTTTAGCATGCTCGTCATCAGCTAAGTGCTGAAGTATATCTAAGTAACCTGGATGAAAGGTTGGTTCACCTCCAGACAAAGACCAGTTAAAAGAATTAAATCCCTGATCTCTCGCTTGACGTTTTATTTCATCAATAGTTTTAAGACATAGTTCCGTTGGTCTGTGATCTTTTTTATCTGCCCGGGCGTATGGCCAACAATAAGAACATTTATAGTTACAAAATCTACCTAACAACCAAGATATGGTAAATGTATCTCGATATAGCATTGTCTTAGTGCCGAGAGCTACAATATCATGCCAAGGTATCTTAGTAAAATCTTCTTCACTGAGTCGCATGGATAAAATCAAGTTGTTCAGGTGTATATTTCATTAAATTCATGTTATTATTCATATCCCATAAAGGTACTGTCATTACATATACCTTTTCAAATCTTCCTTTAAACATTGAATATATCTCTGTTATTAATTCTTCATATTTTGGTAGATACATAATTTTAATCTTGCAAGGTAAATTTACTTCTTCACAAAATCGTTCCAACTTATTAATATATCTATGATTAATAAACTCTGGATGTATTGAAAAGTTTATTAATGATAATTTATTTAATTCTCTTAAGTAAGATACCTGTTTAGTTCCATTAGTTAAAGTCCAAATAATTGCTTCAGGTTCTTTTTCTTTTAACCATTTTACAAAATCTATATAACGAGGAATAAGGGTTGGTTCCCCACCTGAGATAATTATTTTTTTAACATTTAAAGGATTAACTTTATTCCAAGCTTCTTGCATCCGTTCTAATGACGTTAAATCACCTTTATAATTGTGACTACGTGGATCACAATAACTACATCTAAAATTACATTTGCGATCTGTATAAAAATCTACGGAAACACCATCATCACCCCAAACAGCAAGAACCTCATCATCCGGTTTTAATTTTCCTTTTACATCGGTGTAAACAGGAATCATCAACATATGATCTTCTGTTTTACCTTTAGGCATAGCTATATCAGTACCACAGAAACAATTTTCATTAGGACATATTATTTCTTTAGGTTCAGTAAAATCATCTATTGAAACGGGATAAGGTGTTCTGCAAACTGAAGTACCCACTTCCCACCAGCCGGCATCAATAATATAGTTTGTTTGTCTGCAATGCCAACCTTTAAAATTTGTTCTTGTTTTAATAGTCTGATCATTACAATATTTTAAACCATCTTTGGTTAAGACTTTAAGCATTTGGAGACCTCGTAATATATCTCTTCACATTTATCTGGAAGGTCATCTCTTTCATTCATCCACTTAATTAACTTAATACAATAACTTTTATCAAATTCATTAGACTTTAAGAAGTTTATTATTTCTTTTTGTAAAAAATTGTCATTATTATTTATTATGATATCTTTTACATTAGAAGGCAAATAAGATGCATTCAACCATTCCGGTCCATCTAAAAAATCATATGATATAGTATTATTAGTTATCCCTTTTGATTCTATCCACTTAATCGTATCAGTTAAGTCCGTGCTATTAAGGGTATGAAAGACGTAATGAGGTATTACGAAAAAATGTTTTAATTGTTTATCAAAATTCTTTTCAAATCGAGACCACTTGGTTCCATATCTAACAAACTCCGCTACCTCACCAATTCCGTCAATACTAACATTATAATTCAAACTTTTAAATCTGGTAAGATACTCTCTCCATTTTTCATTTGGAAAAATAGAATTATTTGTAACAATCATTAAATTAATATTTTCAATTTTAAGAGTGTTAAACAATTCTAAATACAGTGGATCCATAAATGGCTCACCACCAAGAATCTTTAAATCTTCTAATTCACTTAAATCTAAATCCGGTAATAAATTTTTATATAATTTTCCACCAATCGCCGAACTAAATTTAGAATTACAACCTATGCATTTAAAATTACATAAATTGGAAGCAGAAAATTCTAGTTCCTTTATTTTTGGATTTTGAATATAACTTTTATCATATTTGTTATTGAAATTTTTACGATAACTTGGTTTACCTATTTCATCATCCCTATAACATTTTTCACAACCCTTAATCCATTCATCGTTTAACATCTTACTTCTAAGTTCCGAATTTTCTGGACCATTAAAAGCCATTTCTAAACTATCATATCTTGGATAAATTCTTTTATCAAAAATACAACATGGATTTATTTCTCCGGCCGGGTTCATTTGTATATGAGTAAATGGCGCCATGCAAAAATGTTTCATTTTACGCGAATCAATTCATTATGTTCATCTATTTGATAGTTTTGAAAATAGTCATTAAAATTTTCATTCCATATCATATCGGATTTTTTTCTATAAATTAAAAATCTATTATAATCATGATATTTGGGTTTAAAACTTTTAATATATTTAACTATGCGATGCAGTTTTTCCAGAGTTTGTTCATGCTTTACCCAATACATGTGTCCAGTTTTTTCGGAAACCCTTTCTATAGGTTTATCGAAAAATGACTTAATTAGCTCCTCTGTTTTTTCTATATCTTTCATTGTTTCTTTTTCAAAATCTAATAATATCAATGAAGGATCTAAATATTTTGGAGATTGCACTATAGATATATTAACAGATGCTTCTAAACTTATAAAAGATTCAAATACATCATAAATGTCCAGCATTTGATATATTGAAGTTGTACATGTAATATCCAACCAGGTATAATCATTATATTCTCTAAACTTTTTAATATTTTTTTCTAATTGTTCCCATGTCCCACCACTTCTAAAATAAGAATAAAACGTTCGGCCTGCATCAATCGATATTGTAATAGTGGAAGTACTAAATGGTAATAATAATTCAGACAATTTAACAACATCAAAATCAGAATTAAAATTAGAATGAAAACTAAGATGTATATTAGAAGCATTAGGATGATCTCCTAATTTTTTTAATACCGGAAGGAATTGTTTTTGATATAAAAGTTCTCCTCCTGCAAAATTAATATGTTCTAGATAAGGAAAATTAGCATTTAAATCATCAACTATTTGTAAGGATTGTTCAACAGTTAAAGCCATTTCATAATCGTCATCCTTATCATGTCTATGCTCAGTCCCCAATAATTGTTTTAAATCGTATAACTTTGATTCTTCATCTGGTATAAAATTTTGAAGCTTACCTTTCCATCCAGAAGAAAATACTTTAGAACAATGTTTACAAGCAAAATTGCAAGCATTACTAAACCTAAGTTCTATGTGTCTCAGCCCTTCATTCCTCGTCTCATGAGTTTCTGGATTATAACACTTTATTAAAAAATGTTCTTCTGGACAATGTTCTTTATGAAATTCTTCATAAAATTGAACAGTATATATATTAGCGCCTTCAGGTGGTTTTCCTTGATCCTTATAAAAGCTTCCATTCTTTTCTAAAGTGAAATCATTTCTCATAGAAGCGACACCAACTTCCTCCATTGATTCACATGTATCGCATCCATTAGGCCATTCATCATTATGAAGTTTTCTTCTCAACTCTTTAAAATTTTCATGATTGAAAATTTCTGAAGGTAAAAAAGTATCATTCTGAAAAACTAATTGATCTGCCTGCCTTGGACAACATGAAACAGTTCCGTTTTTATAATTGATTCCACCCATTGCATAAAAACATTGCTTCATATTATATCTCCTTATCTATAAAAATATCTCTTTTTTTAACTTTACAAGTATTCCAACATTTCTCTACCGGATCCGGCCACTCCCAAGATTTCTGTATAAGGTCAAACATTTCACCATCTATAACTTCAGATATAGTATTATATTTTAAATTATTTGCTAAAATTCCGCCGGAGTCATTCCAAATTTTTCCAAATTTAGTTTTTCCTTTTCTAGTAGCAGCTATTTCTAAAGCTTCGGAATTTAAATAACAACAAGGCAGCACTGCTCCGGTATGATTTATAAATAATCTTTTTTGATTTCCATATTTGCATCGAATCTCCTTTTCCTCTTCTACTTCTTTTTTTACTTCACCACTTCCTCCTCTATGAGAAAATATTGCTCTGAATCTTTTAAACCCTTCCTCTTCCGACATTCTTTCTGCATCATCAAATAAGTGCTCGTTATGGTCAAACACAATAAACTGCCAAGTTGCGTTGCCTCCTGCTCCTATAAAGGCTCTCCAATTTTCTTGCACTTTTTTAAAATTAGAACCGATTCGATATTTTAATAATGATTCCTGATCTGTTCCATCTAATCCAAAAAATACTGAGGCCCCTAGTTCACCCAACTCCTTCCAAAATTCTTTTGTTTTGGTAGACCCATTAGATGCAATATTAACATCTGTAAAAGATTTAAAATGTCTTACAATTTCTAATATATCTGGATGAAGGGTGGGCTCATCTACGGAACCACAAAAATTTAATAATTTAAGATTAGGAAATTCTTTAGAGGTAATCCATCTTTTAAGATCTTCAAAATCAATAATATTTTTATTTAAAATAGATTCAACTTGCTCTCTCTTTTCTTGCCTAAGACAGCCAGGGCAAGCTATATTACAAAATGATGTTAACTCAACATCTATCCACTCAATCGTTTTCCGGTTCCACATTTTTCATTCTTCTTCGGTCGCTAAATCGTATACGTTCTTTCGCATTGCCCAGCCAGCGCCATGTTGTACATAGAGTACATCGTGGAATACGTCTGCGCCATGATTTACTTTTTCGTTTACCAGTTTTCTTTTTCATTATGGCTCCACATTTTTAATTACTGCTCTTTTTCCATTATCCCCGCAAGTCAAATAACATCTAGGTAAATGTAGAGAATGTAATTTATTCCAACTTGCTTCTAATTCGGTTTTAAACCAATTGCTCTCTAAAATGTTAGATATTGAATATTTTGTTAAATCATTAAAGTCGTGTCCGATTTTTCCATATAAGTGATTTATATCATTTGATTTATGTGATATAGATTCATCATATAAATGACAACACGGCCATAATCTTTTATTAGCCCCAATATATATTTCACCCTTTACTTTATGTCTACAAACAATTCTGGCATCTTCATATTGTTTCGATCTAGCCCTTTTTTCAACTACTTCATAAGAATCTGAATCTATTTTATTGGCGGCTTTGGAAGTTACTTTAGCTTTTTCTGATGTATTTCTCCAACTTACTCTAGTGGCAAATTTCATTCCATTTTCTTTTGCCTTTGTTCTAGCCATTTCAACTTCACTTTCATTATAATCAAAAATGATATACTGCCAGATACTATGGCCGCCAGTAGAATGGTAAGCATTAATATTTTCCCATACTTTATCCAGGATAACGTTTTCTCTATAATCATTTCTTGTAACTCCATCAACCGCCCAATGAATATGAAATCTTTTATTGGATTGTTTTGATAATAGTCCTAAGTCTTTCCAAAATTGTATTGGTCGTGTGCCGCCATTTGTTGACATTTCAATATCCCGGACATTTTTTTCATATAGAAAATAAAATATTATTTCATATAATTCCGGGTTAATCATTGGGTCACCTAGAACCCCACACATCTTTATTTTGGTATCAGATATATCAAGAGACTCGAACCAATCAATTATATCATCTAAAGATACATTGCCTTTATAATACCATTCATCTCTTTCATCCAAAATAGTTCTCATGCATGCTGAACATTTAGCATTACATAAAGAAGATAATTCTATTTCAACAACACCTATCTTAAACATTTGAGGAATCAAGTTCATTTAAAACTTTTTTAGTTGTTATATCAACTTCATAATTACTTTCTTTTTGTGGAACAATAAAATGGTCTAAACCAGACACAACGTGTTTAGTAAACATAGGTTCAATATTCTGACTAGTTTTTGTTACACACATTCCGCATCCGCAAAATGTTTTAGGACATGTAATCATCGGTATACGATTATGAACATATAATTCATGTTCTAACTCATCAATAATCTTTTCAAAGTCTGTAATCTTTCCCAGTGGTGCAACTTCGCCATCTAAATTAACACCACATGTTTGATGAGTCCAAACTCGATTTGCTTCTGAATTTAAAAAGAGAAAGTACCAATTAACCATACAATTCCAACCAAGAAAGTTAGTATCAGCGAGAAAATAACTATCCACGCCGTCTGCTTTGAAACATCTTCCTCCGCAACATGGCCTTCCCAATCCTTTTTGTGTGTCTCCTTCTTCTGTAACATTTTGTCCTTTCTGTTTCCAATAATTACGAAACCATTTCATTTCTTCGCGACCATAGACATGAGTATATCCATATTTAATCGATTTCTTGTCGGTGGGGTTATCATCACCAATAATTCTGGGCACAAAATCAACACCATTCTTTTCCAACTTTTCACAAACATCTACACATTCCCAAAAGTAATCTTTATGAAACATTACATTACATTTATATTTTTCTCTTAAAACTATTGCATTTGATATTACTTGATTTTTTTGTTTCTTTGTTGATTCACAATGATATGATATAGTGCCACCGGTGGTATAAGACAATACCTTATCTAATATATTATTTCCAAACCAACCATTAGTTGTAAGGCCTCTACTAAAATCAGGAAATTCGTTTTTAATATATTTTAAAAGTTTAAAAAAATCCGGATGAACAGTTGGTTCGCCTCCTGTAAAACTTAATTTCTTTTTAGCTGGTTTCTTTCTAAAATTATCATAAAGAAGAGCATACTCTGCAACACCACTCATTGTTTTTCTTAATGTTTCAAAATCTATAAACGGAGAAGTTTTATTATTACGATGAGGGGGGCAATATGTACATGCATAAGAACATCTACGACCTAAATCCCAAATAATCTGATATCTATTTGACTTGTCTTCTATATTATACATATCTACCAAATGCCCAATATCGTTCCTGACACCACCAACACCTTTTACAATGTTGAGTATGATGTTTTGTGGCTTCAATACTTCCTTCACAACTATATGTCAATGGAAATAAAGAATCTAATAATCCTTTATCTTTATATGCTTCTGCCTCCCATTTTTTATTAACATTTATAAATGGATTTATATAATGTCTATATCCATTTCGTTGTTCAACAATTTTATCAACTTCAGTGACATCCCTAACACGTTCTTTGTTCTTAGGTATTGTTGAATCATCCGCTGGTGGATTTGAAGTGATTCCTGAATATAATATTTCAAATTTACGATGACGAAAATTATAATCATCTCTTTCCCAAAATATTTTTATTTCTCTCATATATTCATCATCCAATGGAGGATAATAAACCTCGTGAGGTAAAATGAAATCAACACCCAAATCTTCCTCTATAAAGTCTATTACGTTTCCGGCATATATAGGATTGTTCGCTCTGCCTCTACGAACAGATATAGGTTGAAATTTAATATCCAATTCTTCATCACGTATTTTTTTACACAATAGATAAGCCAATAAAGAACTATCTGCCCCACCAGACATCCATTGTCCTATAACATTAACAGGAATTTCTTCTATATCTGAAGAACCTTCAAACGAACCCAATTTAAATAAAAATTCTTCATTTTCATATGGTTCCTTATCTGCATCTTTATATGAATCAAAAAAATCTTCTAGAACTTGTTGCTTTAACCGTTTTGTGGTTGATGGAATATTAATTTCAACTGTTTTATTTAAATATGTCAATTTCATAATATGTTTTTACTATTTATTATACCACTCTAACCATTCAAGATCTGGAAATATTTTATTAAAATCTAAATCTCTTTTTTTTGATACTGTATAACACCATTCAACTGTTTCTGGTAACCTTTCCGACCAATCTTCATCGTTCATGAATGATACTAATCCTTCTAATCTCTTTATACCATAGGGTAACTCTTTCCATTCATCCCAAGTTAAATCATCAACCCCATTACACTTCTTCCAATTACTCTTTAACCATTTTCCAAAATCTTTATATTTTAATGTTGTTTCTTTTTTAAACCAATCAGGTAATACTTTACAATTTAATTGGGGCGGCCAATATGCTAAGTGCAAATCTATCATTCCGGCACCGGCAGGAAATTTATTTAATAACTTCCAATCTTCTTCTAATTTCCAAGTTATAAATTCAGGTAGGTAAAAAATATTTAGAGCTGTAACACATGTTGCAGTTGTTAATCTTAGATTGCCATGTGGATAATCATCTATTTTGTGTAATTGTTTTACAACTCTTTTCCATGGTGCAGGATATCTAATATAATGATTACGTTCACCATAATCATCTATACTAAAATGCATAATAACATTTTTAAATTCTTTCCAAAGATCAAATAAATTAGGTTGCCATTCTATACCATTTGAATTATATCTCAATTCAATATTTTTAGCATGCCCCATTTCAATAATTTTTTCAAGAACCTCATAATGTTCATTCATTATAAGTGCTTCACCACCTGCCCAATATAACTGTCTTAGTGTAGGTACCTGTTCATAAAAGTCTTCCCAAAATTCCGGGTTCTTTTTATGCCATGCATATGAACCACCCGACCATGCTAACTTCCCAGATTCCTTTTCCCACTCCATATTAGACTTGAGTCTTTTATTTTCTAGAGTAGGCCAAATCTGTTTATATTCTTTTACCCATTTAGATGAATCGTGAGGACTGCACATAACGCATGCAAGATTACACTTACTGCCAAGCCGAAGATCAATATACCGTACTCTTGGAGGAATGGTTCCATCCTCTTCTGTTCCGCTAAGAACATCTTCCAGTCCGAGTTCGTTGACCCATTTTGATGTTTCCCATTGTCTTTTACTTCTATGTCCGGCATCTTCCTCCTTAAAGCACTTTAAACAAGATGCAGGACGCTCACCTTTAAGCATCATTCTACGCACGGATTTCATATACTCATTATTCCATGCATCTAGTAAACGTGTGGTTGCTAGGTTAGCAGGTTTCCCATCATCTCTTCTGAGAACACCCGCTTCTGATATTGTCTTATTTGTTGAATTCTTATCTTGTACTGCAGAAGCATTTGCAGTACAGCATACCCTCATATGACCTGATGGGCGAGTTGAAATGTGCATCCAAGGTAACGCACAAAATGTTGAAGAAGGCGTCTCCGGGTCATTATCTATATATTGTTTATAAGTATCTTTCACAGGAACCCTTTCTTACCGTATCTTGTGTAAAACAATGGACACCACCATCCCAGAAGTATCTATGACGATGCTTCCATCTTATAACATTAATACCATATTTTTCTATTTGTTTAATATTTTCTTTTTCGCTGCCGGCAGTAATTATTGTATCTTCATTTACTGAAATACAATTAACATCAAAATATGTTTCTTCACAATATCCTGTCCAATCACTCAAATACTTTAGCACATAGTCTTTATAAAACCGCTGTTTACGAGTACTTTTAAATTCGTCCGGTAACTTGGACTTATCATTTACTATAATAGCATCCCAATTTTTGAGTGCATCAGGAATAAATTCTTTCCGCCATGTTAATAAAAGTCCTGGTCTTAAAAGAGCTAATTTACCATCAATATGACCACCGACTGGGAGCTCTATAAATTTAAATTCTGGTAACATCTCTTTCATAAACTGTAAACCTACTTCTGTTCCTTTTCCACTTATTGGATCTTTATCAGCGGATTGAGTATGCAAAATATGCTCGCCGCATTTTACCATGTTAGCTGTTTCCCACAAACACAAATCTTTATATTTGTCATATCTTTGTTGTACTTTAATCTTATTAGAATGGGCTTCAGTATATTCAGTTTCTTCTGTTTCATCTATATCAGGCTTACCCATTCTAATAAGAATCTTATCTTTATATGTATTTACTATTTCATCATAACATATTAATTCTTCTTGTCTTGAATGAATAGCCCCATACGTTTGTATCATTTTATTGCCGTAAAACCCAAATACATCTCTAGGCATTATAGGATGATGAACTTTTTTATTAAATGCCTTCTGTTTAGGTCTTAGAACTTTTACCCCTAGCTCTGTTAATATATCTGCTAAAGTCCTACAGTCTTCATTTGTTTCTTCTATAACTTGATCTAACCCTTCAATCATACTTGTATGATTTAAATATGAAGCGCCCACGATCATTTCTTTTAGTGGTTGAAATTCAGAATTTATCATAATATCTATCTAGACTTTATCTGTTGTAGTGAACTGCATTCAAACTTATTTTGTTCATACGTCTCCATAACGTTCGGTATGAGTTTCTCTTCAATTCGAAATTTAGGCCGATTATTAATTTTCATATCAATCACAATTTTATACTTTTTTGCAATGTTTAATATTTCTGGAATTTCAAACCAATTATGCTGAAAAATTAAATATTGCCAAAATGTTGTGCCGGCACCATATTTACTCTGTTTATATGCAATCATGTTCTCATATGCTTTTGGCGTATTGACACGTCTTCTATACTTTTGATTGATCTCATTATCTAATCCATCTATAGAAAACATAATTTCTAAATTATTATATGTATTTCCCAAGTCATTAAAAAATTTAGATGTTCTAAGCCCCCCGTTAGTAACTATTCTGAGTCTTTTAAATACGCTAGAACTATAATCTATAAATTTTAATATATTTGGATTAGTGAGGGCGTCCCCTAATTCCCCCTCAAATGTCACATATTTATTTTTGAACAGTTCGATATCTCTTTCTATAATTGATCTGTAGATGTCAAAATCCATATGTAATTGTTTTAGTCCCGGATGTAATGGTTGATTAGGATTATATTCTGTAATAAGAAAATCTTCATATCTTTTACAGGAAGGGCATGCCGCATTACAATAGCTTGATATAGTGAAATCAAAATCTAGCCACAATTTTTCATAATAATGATCTATTTCTTTTACCATTACTTGTCCGATTTTATACTACAAAAATTATTACAACAACCCGGCAAGGTTTTTTCATCTTTCCAATATTCGGGTTTTATATGTTGACGCCAAATTTCTAAAATATCTTTTAATTTATTATGCTTTAAATTATTCCAATCTTTGTCCATGCTATCTAATTTTTTATCAAAATATGTATTGTTTAGTTGATGTGCGGCATTAAGTAGACAACAGGGATAAACGGAGAAATCAGATGCAATTTCAACCTCCTTCCATTTTTTATCTCCATGCCATGCTCCACAATAAACTAAATCTTCATGTTTTATCATATTTCCAATTCTCAAATATTGATTTACCATCCGTAGTATTTGTGCGCACATTCATTTTGCCATTTGCATTACATTCTGAGCATGCAGATGATGCTAATGATCTATTACCATCTTTTAATTGTTTTCTTAATTTTTGAAATTCCTTACAATACCAAATCTCTTTGAATGTCTTATCTTTTAAATTACCAAATGTATGTTTATATTTCCAATCATGACAACACAACCTTACATCTAAGTTCCAATCGATATAAGCTCTGTAAAACGGGGTATAACACTCCCGTTGCATAGGTATTTTTTTAGTGCTTTCAAGGGCTCCACCACAATTATTAAATAGGGTTTGATTTTCTGGAAGCCACTGTTTTCTAACTTCGACATCAAACTTTTTATAATCTTCAAACTTTTCCTTTTCGTAACAAGATATTGTAATTTTATCAAAAACTTTAAAATATTTTGAATCTATATTATGTAAAAAATCACCATTAGTAATAGTTGTTAATTCCCAGTTATGCGATTGTAATGCTTGGGCAATTCTAATTATTTTTTTATTAAGAGTTGGTTCACCTTGACCGGTCAATTTGAGACTTCCTCTCCAATCCATTTCTTCAAGCCTTTTCCTTATTATAAAAGCACCTCTTAAATCTAAATTTAAATTTTGATTTGGATAATCTTCTGATCTAGCACAAAAACTACATTTTCGATTACATAGTTCTGTTGGATTTATTTCTATAATGTTTGGAACCATTCAAAACTCTCCTGGCCCATTAATGTACCATCAGTATCACATTTTTTACAAGCGTTAATATCACACCTTCTTTTTTCAATTAGCTTTTTTCTATAAGCCATCATCTTAGAGCCCATCCAAATATCTTTTAAAGTATTCGTGGTCAAATTACCAATCTCTTCTTTATACTTCCAATCATTTAAACAAAAATTTAAAGATAAGTCATAATTAATAGTAATCTTATAAAAAGGAAAATAACACGTTCGTTCTAAAGAATTATTAATAGTATTAAAAGAGCCACCCCTATTATTAAAATATTGTTCAGCTCCTTTTGTTAAATCTTTAACTCTATAATTTCGTCCTTCAAATAATTCATCCCAAATTTCTGTTTTCGTCATGCTATCGTATTCACTAATAATTACTTGATGTACTCCTGAATTAAACAATCTCTTCGCTATTGAATTATCCTTTAAAATAGAATCACCATTTGTTATTAAAATAGGATTCCAAGAATTTAAAATTGTAATTATTCCATATATGTTTTTATTAAGAAGAGGTTCACCTTTTCCTGCTATTGTAAGAGCACCTTGATAATTAAACTCTACTAAACGTCTTTGTAATAGATCAGCAGATTCAAGTGACATGTTTAAATTTAAACTAGGATAAAAAGAGCTTCGCGGACAAAAATGACAAACCCTGTTACATAACTCCGTAGGGTTTAAATCTATAGTCGCTAAACCATAGTTCTCAGGATTAAATTTTGCAAGTGATTTTTTATACTGTAAATATTCATTCATCTAATATATTGAATACTTCTTTCATATGTGACATTGGTGCTAATGTGATCCGTGCTTCGCGTGCAAATTGTTTAACCAATATATTATTATCAAGCATTTTTTGATGAATGTCAATTCTTTTCGTATATAATGAATTGCTATATCCATCCCATCGCATGTCAGAATATTTATCAAGCATATGTACCCTGACTCTTTTTACCTCACTAGCATATTGCTTTACCTGATTTTCATTTTTTAAATGAAACAAAGCCCTTTCAAGAGCAAAAGAATTTGCTTCATATCCACCTCTATGCATATCTAATAAATCAACTAATTCACCTGCAATGTACCCTATTCTAAGACCTGCTAATCCAAAAGCCTTAGAAAATGTTCTCATGATAGTTACGTTTTTATATTTTAAAAATGGAGTCCAATCTCTAGCATGAAAATATTGATATGCATCATCTATAATCACATGATCATAATCTTTAACTACACTATCAATATCAGTTTCTGGATATAAACAAAACATTACTGCTGGTCCATTATCTGAACTATATAACTTTTTAAAAATATCATAAAGCGCCCAAGTACCTTGCCATTCTGCCGTACGTGGTTTCAAAATAGACATAATCTCTTTTACAGCACCTGAAATGCCCTCAGTGAAAAATAATTTATGTCCTAAAATATTTTCAAACTCTTTATAATACTTCTCGAGATCAGGATAATGTTGAAAGTTCTTCCATGTAGGGGTTATACATTCATTTAAATGTAAACGTAAATTGTCTCCAGTATTATGTTGATTTCTTTTTCTAATAATGTCCATCTAACCATTTCTTGCATCCCATTTCTATTCTTATAGGATGACCATTTTCAGGAAGTTGTATTCCTCGTTTTGTCATTCCGTTCGGTGGAGCCGGAGTTAATTTAAATTTTTCAAAAAATAATTTATATTTAAATGTTTCAGAATCGGAATCAAATTGATTTCCAGAATGAAAATTCTTCCAGTGTTCTTTAGCCAACACTGGTAGTTGATTTATTATTTTATCAAATATATGTCTCCCACAAGACCAAAAACTTTTAGCATGTTTATTATTACCTTCATCATGTATAAACCAATTGTCTTCCTGAATCTGTTCCTCAATCCATTTCTCATCTTCACAAAAATATGAATTTGACATAAAGATAATTTTATCAAAATCTCTATCACCTCTATTCCAAAATTCCATCCAATAAATAAGTTCGTTTAAGCTCTGTTGAGCACTATGATTAGCGGTTAGTGTATTAATAGTATTTGGTGCATCTACCAATTTCTTGAAAGGCTCAGGAAAATAATATTGTGCTTTATTTAATAAACGAAAATAATCAAAATAATTAATATCTTTAAGCCCCATGAGGTGTTTGCTTTCCGCCGGAATCAATTCATCTATGTAAACTTTATCATCTTCTTCCATTATATAAACTGTATTATGATTTGGAGATGCAATATAATTAGAAACATAATAGAATTGTTCCATTCCTTCAAACAATTTATTTCGTTGTTCTCTTTTTTCTTTTTCAAGTGGCCGATGACCGTAATTTAAGACTGCAACCATTGGACTAATTTGGGATGTAAATAATTTTCAAACTTTTGATTTCGAGATGAATCAAATAATTTTATTTCTTTAATCATCTTTTGTTTATCTTCTTGATTATCATCAATAGCTTTTTGAATCATGTTTAATAACATATGATCACTAAATTCTACATTAAGAATTA